ACTTCAGTAGGATATAGAGGATTTGAGGCATTGACCACACCAGAAGGTAACACTACTGTTGGGTCTTTTTCTGGACTAGTACACACTACAGGTAATTCATGTTCATTTTTTGGTACGTCAGCAGGTGGAGCAAATACTACAGGGTCAAATAATTTATGTTTAGGACACGCATCTGGAGCTTACACTACGGGGAGTAATAACATTGCAATTGGTACTTCATCAGCACAAGCTGGTGCGCCTGGTGGTGCAATAACAACAGGTTCAAATGTAATATCTATGGGTAACGCTTCACATGGAGCTTGCCATATACAAACAGATTGGACAGTAGCTTCTGATAAACGTGATAAAACAGACGTAACACCATTAGACATGGGATTAGGTTTTATTAACAAACTAGAGCCTGTAACTTATAAATGGGATAAACGTGCCAAGTACGAAGAAGGAAATACTCCTGACGGAACGCACAAAGAAAGTTGGACTGATGTAGGTTTCTTAGCACAAGATGTTGAAGAAATAGAAGCAGAATATGGTCATAAGATAGATGATGAAACTAACTTAACAACACACCTGAGCGAAGATAAAAACGCTTATGGTCTTACTTATGCCAAGTTTGTACCAATGTTAGTTAAAGCAGTACAAGAACTTTCAGCAGAAGTTGAAGAATTAAAAATTAAATTAGGAGATAAATAATGGCACAAACAGTAGCAGAATGTTTAACAGCAGCAACAGATAGCGTAACAGTTATTACAGATATAAATACAAATGGTTCGTCATCTAGTCATGCAGCAACGTGTGCAAACCAAGCAGCAATTAATGAATTGGTACAACGTAACGTAGACCATCTAACAGCTATATTAGCGTATGATGGAACAATCGGTAATCAACCAGATATAGCAGGTGCATCAGATGATAAATCATCTTACACAGGTGCAATTACAACTGGCACAGATTACATAGCAGCTAACTAAATTATGAGTAACGTAGAAAACATAGAACCTGTGGAAGTAGAACTTACAGAAAAACAAAAGTACATACAGTCTCAATTAGAAGATTTAAGAAATAAAGAAACAAGACTTATGTTTCAATTAGATCAAATCAAGGCTTCACAACAAGTCTTTAATCAAGCTTTAATAAATGCTTCTAAAGAAGTAGCTGAAGAAGTTTTAGAAGAAAATGGTTAAAAAAACAGTAATGGAAGTTGCTTCACATATAGAACGACATGAAGCGGTCTGTACTGAAAGGTGGTTAGAAACTATTCACCGTATTAAACGATTAGAATTTTTTGTTTTAGCAACTTTAATAACTTTGTTGTTAAGTGCTGGAGCAATACTTGCAGACCAAATATTTTAGGAAATGAAATGCCTCTACAAAAATTTATATTTCAACCAGGAATTAATAAAGAAGGAACTGACTACAGTAATGAAGGTGGTTGGTTCGATGCGAACCTAGTTCGTTTTAGAAAAAATCTTCCTGAAAAAATAGGGGGATGGGCTAAAAATACATTATTTACTTTTCAATCAACTTGTCGCGCACTTCATCCTTGGGTTAATTTACAAAGCACTAAATATCTAGGTTTAGGAACAACTTGGAAATATTACGTTAAAGAAGGTTCTGAATATTATGACATTACTCCTATACGTTCAACTGATTTAAACGTTACTACTTTTGCAGCAACTAATGGTAGTGCTGTTATAACTGCAACAGACACAGCTCACGGAGCCGTTATTGATGATTTTGTAACTATAAGTAATGCTGTTTCTTTAGGTGGGTTAATAACTGCTACTGTTTTAAATACAGAACATCAAATAACTTCTGTTACTGCCAATACCTATACTTTTACTGCTTCTGCTACAGCTAACGGTAGTGATACAGGTAATGGTGGAAGCGCAACAGACGCTGCTTACCAAATTAATGTAGGTCTTGATGTTTATGTGGAAGCTAGTGGTTGGGGTGCAGGACTTTGGAGTGCAGGTACTTTTGGAGGTTCAACTGCTCTTAATGAGGCTAACCAGTTGAGATTATGGTCTCATGATAATTTTGGTGAAGATTTAATTATGAATGTTCGTCAGGGAGGACTTTACTACTGGGATCAATCTAATGGAACTTCTACTCGAGCAGTAGCGTTAGCTGATCTTTCAGGAGCTGTTTTATGTCCTACTAAATCCTTAGTTGTTTTAGTCAGCGACATAGACAGACATGTTGTTGCTTTCGGATGCGACCCTATTTCAGGAACTAGTCGATCAGGATCTTTAGATCCTATGCTTGTTTGTTGGAGTGATCAAGAAAATGCTGCAGTTTGGGAACCTTTAGCTACAAATACAGCAGGGTCTTTTAGATTATCCGCAGGGTCTTCTATCGTAGGGGCTTTACGAGCAAAACAAGAAACTCTTATTTGGACAGATATTTCTATGTATTCTATGACTTTTGTAGGTCAACCGTTTACATTTGGGGTAAATTTAGTAAATGAAGGGGTTGGTCTAATAGGTCCAAACGCATCAATAAATACTGCCAAAGGAGTGTTTTGGATGGATAAAAAAGGTTTTTATAGTTATTCAGGAGCTATTGCAGAACTGCCGTGTACTGTTCAAAATTATGTGTTTAGTGATTTAAATGAAAATCAATCGTATCAAGTTTTTGCTTTTTTAAACAAAGAGTTTGACGAAGTAGGTTGGTTTTATTGTTCTAAAAACGCAGAAGTCATAGACAGATATGTCACTTATAATTATGAAGAAAATGTTTGGGCTATTGGTCAACTTTCACGTTCAGCGTGGTTGGATGAAGGAGTTTTTAATAATCCGTTAGCGACTAAAAGTACTTCAGACGTAGGGTATCTCTATAACCATGAGACAGGAAATGATGATGACGGTTCTCCTATGGAAAGCGTTTACATCGAGTCAAGTGACTTTGACATAGGAGAAGGAGAAGAGTATCAGTTTATTAATCAAATAATCCCTGATGTTAAATTTACAGGAACTGGGGGGTCTTCCCAAACAATTAATGTTGTTTTGAAGAAAAGAAATTATCCAGGAGAATCTTTAACAACTTCTTCTACTTCAACTTGTACAGCATCTACTACTAAAATACAGACTCGTTTACGAGCAAGACAAGCAGTGCTACGAGTTGAATCTGATGACGACGCAGATATTTCAGAACAAATAGGAGTAGGTTTTAGAATTGGGGCTACTCGAATGTCTCTTCAACCTAATGGAAAAAGATAATGTCTAAGTTATTACAAACTAAACTGCCCATAGCAGTAGGTGAAATATCTTCGGACACGTTTAACCGATTAGTTAGAGTTTTAGAATTAAGTTTAAATAAAGTAGATTTAGACAGTACTCTAACAGTGAGTTTTGAACAAAGAAACGAAAATAAATTTAATGATGGAGACATTGTTTGGAATAAATCTAGTGAACAACTTCAACTTTGGACAGGAAAAAAATGGATAAATCTTTACAAAGGAAACGAAGACGGAGTAGGCGCAGTTGGTGGTTTAGGGAATCTCAGTGTTTCGACAAATGGAAATACAATAGTAAACATAACAGTCCCGAACACAGGCTACAACACAGAGACTTGGTACACCTGATGAATAAAGATAAATTAATAGAAGAATTAATTATGGACGAAGGTTATAAAACTGAAACATATCACGACCACCTTGGATTTCTTACACTAGGAGTTGGTCATTTAGTTTTAAGCTCAGACCCTGAGTTTAAAATGCCAGTAGGTACTCCTGTTGCAGAAGAACGTATTAGAGAGTGCTTAAATAATGATATTGATACGGTTTGTGAAGAACTAGATAGAAACATGTCATGGTGGCGAGGACTTGATAGTGTGCGACAAAAAGTTTTAGCAAACATGTGTTTTAATTTAGGTTATCCTAGACTTAGTAAGTTCGTTAAATTTATAGACGCGCTTCAAAAAGGTGACTGGAAAAAAGCAAGCGAAGAAATGATAGATAGCAAATGGGCTACTCAAGTGGGAAGAAGAGCGATTAGGTTACAACAAATGGTAATACACGGAGAAAAATAATGCCAAGTAAAAAAACACATAAAACTAAAGACGGCAGAACAGCTACAAAAGGTCTTTATTATCATATGAATAAAAGAAAAAAAGCAGGAACAAGCCGACCAGGAAAAGGAACTGTGTCTTCTAAAGCTTTAAAAAGGTCTGAGAGAACGGCTAAGAGGTAATGGCTACTAAGCGTAAGGAAAAACCTATACGACGCACTACGAGCGGAAAAGGGGCTAATTATCGCAAGACTAAATCGGGCGCGGGGATGACCGCTAAAGGTGTAAAAGCCTATAGAAAAAAGAATCCAGGATCTAAATTAAAAACAGCAGTAACAGGCAAAGTAAAAAAAGGTAGTAAAGCAGCAAAAAGAAGAAAGTCTTATTGCGCAAGGTCAGCAGGGCAAATGAAGAAATTTCCTAAAGCTGCAAAAAATCCTAATTCTAGGTTGAGACAAGCAAGAAAAAGGTGGAAATGTTAATATGAAAGGTGTAAATCATTATAAAAGAGACGGCTCTGTTCATAAAGGACAGATGCATAAAATGTCAAACGGTTCACTACATACGGGTAAAACTCATACTCAAAACAGTAAAGCGTTGTTTCATTACGGTGAACTAAATAACAAAGGAAAAACTAAAGCTAAAGCTTCTTGGGGAAAGAAGTAATCAATGGAGGAATTGACATGTACGAATATAGTTGCGAAGTTAAAAGGGTGGTTGATGGTGACACTATGGATGTTATTCTTGACCTCGGCTTTGATATTTTGTATTCTTCTAGGGTTCGTTTGGGTGGGATTGATACTCCCGAGTCGAGGACTCGTGACTTGGATGAAAAAGCACGAGGCAAGCTTGCCAAAGCTTTTCTTCAAGAATGTATTAAAGAAAAAAAAGTTGTATTGAAAACAAGGTTAAAAGACTCAAGAGGAAAATTTGGCAGAATAATAGCAGATGTCTGGGTTGAGTTTGAAAAAGGATCTATGCATAACGTGAACGAATTAATGATAAAAGAATGTCA